AGCGGATAACAGGTGATTCCGCAGAACCGAAGTCCATTGATGAATTAAAAGGCTATGGATTGCGCATAAAGGGCGCAGAAAAGGGCCGGGATAGTATTGCAAATGGCATACAGTGGATTCAGGACTTAGAAATCATTATACATCCCCGGTGCGTGAATTTTTTAACGGAAATAAGCAATTATACATGGGAAGTTGATAAGTTTGGGAACAAACTAAACAGGCCCATTGATGATTTCAACCACTTGATGGATGCCATGCGGTACGCATTGGAAAAATACATCAAGAATAACAAGTGGTTATATTAGAAAGGGATAGTATGAAACATCATGTATTTGAGCCTACCACAGGCGAAAAGGTTATCAATGTATTAGGAACCAACTATGTGTTGAAAGAAGCAAATGAAACCATTGATGAAAGATTAAAAGACAAAGACGGATATTGCGACACATCCACCAAAGAATGTGTTGTTGATGAAATGAAAATCAATGATATTGAATGCAAAAAGAACCTTCCGGAATATAAGAAAACAGTGAAACGGCATGAATTGATTCATGCTTTTTTATATGAATCCGGGTTGGATGTATGCAGTTGGGCGGGAAATGAAGAAATGGTGGATTGGATAGCAATACAATTCCCGAAGTTGCAAAAGGCATTTGAGGATGCCGGGTGTATATAGAAAGGCGGTGTGAAATGCTAACGATAGAAGAAGTGCAGCAGTTTATCAATGATGATTCTGCATCAAAAAAGAAAAGGTTTGCCAAGAAAGGCCAGGAATACTATGAAGGCAAACATGACATAAAAGATTATACTATTTACTACTTCAACAAAGACGGTGAACCGGTAGTGGACAATTACCGAAGCAACATAAAGATACCACATCCATTCTTCACAGAATTGGTGGATCAGGCGGTGCAATACATTCTTTCCGGTTCCGAAGGGTTTGTCCGGTCCAAGGATGAAACACTTCAGCAGTACATGAATGAATATTTCAATGAAAATGAAGATTTTGTGGCGGAATTATCCGAAGTATTGACCGGATGCCAGGCCAAAGGATTTGAATATATGTATGCCTATAAGAATGCAGAAGATAGGCTTGCATTCCAATGTGCGGATTCTTTGGGAGTGGTAGAAGTAGAAGCCCGGCTTGCATCCGACAAAAAGGACCACATCTTATATTGGTATGTTGAAAAGATTGATAAGGATGGAAAAACCATCAAAAAAATCATGGACTATGATGCAACGGATGTATATTTCTATAAGCAGGCGGACAATGGAAACATAGAACCGGATAATTGCTTTAATGGAAAGAATGTCAAACCACACACAATATACATGAAGGAAGGGGATAAGGCCGTTTATTATGAGAATTTCGGCTTCATTCCCTTTTTCCGTTTGGATAATAACAAAAAGCAGATTTCCGGCCTAAAGGTTATCAAAGATTTGATTGATGATTATGATTTGATGGCTTCTTCTTTGTCCAATAACCTAGTGGATTTCGATACACCGCTTCATGTTATCAAAGGATTTGCCGGTGATGATATGGACAAATTGCAGAAGAATCTTAAAACAAAGAAAATTGTTGGTGTTGATGAAGAAGGCGGGGTAGAGGTTCACACAGTAGATGTGCCGTATGCGGCCCGGAAAGAGAAATTGGAACTTGATGAAAAGAATATATACAAATTCGGAATGGGCCTGAATACATCCGGATTGAAGGATACCAATGCAACCACAAACATTGCAATTAAGGCATCATATTCCCTGCTTGATTTACGGTGTTCAAAACTGATTATCCGGTTGAAGCAGTTCATGAAGAAAATCATCAAAGTTGTATTGGAAGAAATCAATGCACAGAACGGCACCGATTATCAGATGAAGGATATTCGATTGGTATTTGAACCGGAAATCATGAGCAATGCAACGGAGAATGCACAGATTGCCTTGTTAGAAGCGCAGGAGCAGCAGGCAAGGGTTACAACCTTATTGAATGTTGCGGCGCATTTTGACAATGAAACATTGATGCAGAACCTTTGTGATGCGCTTGATATTGAGTATGAAGAAATCAAAAGCAAACTTCCCGATCCGGAAGAAGCGCAAAATGCAGTGAAGGCAGCACAGGGGGCATTGAATAATGTTCCGGTAGTTGAAGAAGGTGAAGCGGTTGAATAAACGGCAAAAAGAGATATTGGAAGAATTGCTTGCAGACGAAAAAAGAACGCTTGAAGAATTGGAAGAATCCTATGATGATGCATTGGCGCAGATAAATGGCAGAATTGAAGCATTACTTGCCCGGCAGGATGCGGATATGCAACATGTAATCTACCAAGTGGAGTATCAAAGTCAGTTGAAAACGCAGGTGCAGGCCATTATTGATACATTGCAATCAAATGAATTTGATACAATTTCACAATATCTTACCCGGTCTTATGAAAATGGATTCATGGGGACCATGTATGACCTTCACGGCCAAGGGATACCAATGATATTCCCGATAGACCAAGCACAGGTTGCGGATGCTATACGGCATCAAACGAAGTTGTCAAGCGCATTATACACGGCCTTGGGGCATGATATAAATGATTTGTCCAAGAAGATTGCCGGGGAAATTAGCCGGGGAATGTCAAGCGGCCAGGGATATGATGAAATGGCAAGAAATATTGCTGCATGGGCTAGAATCCCAAAGAATAGCGCAATGTGTATAGCCCGGACAGAAGCGCACCGGATACAATGCAGGGCGGCAATGGATGCACAGTACAAAGCAAAGGACAAGGGCGCAGATGTTGTGAAGCAATGGGATGCGGCCCTGGATGGTGTCACAAGGCCGAACCACAGGAAGTTGGATGGACAAATCCGGGAATTGGATGAACCGTTTGAAGTGGCCGGAATGAAGGCCATGTATCCGGGGGATTTCGGTGATCCGGCAGAAGATTGTAATTGCCGGTGCGCTATATTGCAGCGTGCAAGATGGGCCTTGGATAGTGAGGAATTGGAAGCATTGCGGCAGCGTGCAGAAACCATGGGTGAATATGATTCCTATAATGAATTTCGTGATTCTTATAACAGGGCATTGAATGAATTATATGAGGATTCACCGCCGGTCCGAAGTAGCGTACAAAAGAGGAAGAATGGCCCGGAAACCCTTGAAAATGCTGGAAATAATGGTATAATAGAATTAGATTTACAATACTTCGCAGAATTGGATTTGGTGAACCAAAGTTCCAATTCATTAAGAAGGGGAATCAACAAATTCAAAGCACGCATACAAGAACATGAAGCATATATAAGCAATCCGGTTGAGCATTGCCCTGATTGGGAAAGTAAATCACCGGAAGAACAAAGCGGATTGATTAGACATTGGACAAAGGAAATCGGGAATTTCAACCAATCAATTCAAAACCGCATTGACGAGTTAAGAAACAGAGGTGAATATGATGAATAATGAGAATTTGACACCTGAAAGAATAAAGCATATTATTTCAAGACTTGTTAAAAATGCCAATGAAGCGCATGAAGAAGCAGAAAAAGACAAAAAGAACAACTACAACGCAGGGCGGAAGGTTGCGTATTATGAAATGTTGGACATTTTACAGGTAGAACTTGAAGCAAGCGGCCAAGATTTGAAAGAAGTTGGTCTTGATTTTGATTTGGTAAAAACGATTTTATAAGCATCCTGCAAAGGGTGCTTTTTTAATGCAATGAAAAATAAAAAGATTGAAACAGGGTAGCCGATAGCGGTTGCCCTTTTTTAATGCAAAAAATAAGAAAGAGAGGGAAACCACAATGGAATTTCTGATTCAAAATTTAACACTGATTATTGCAATCATAGGAGTGCTTGCATTCCTTGTATCAACTATCACCGAAGTATTTAAGGGTGTCGGGATTTTATCTAAAATACCCACAGATATTGTGGTGTTGGTGTTATCAATCGTAATCACCATAACGGCATTTGTTGCCTATATGCAGTATATACAGCAAGCAATCTTATGGTACATGATTATTGCGGCAATTATGGCCGGATTGATAGTGGCATTTGTTGCAATGTATGGATGGGAAAAGTTGTCCGAGTTATGGAACCGATTCAAAAGGGGTGATAACAATGGCATATAAATTCAAAACAAACCTTGCGAATCGGTCCAATTATGGAAAGGCAAGGGCATTGTCGGATATTAAGTTTATTGTTGTTCATTACACCGGGAATGACGGTGACACGGATGAAAACAACGGAAACTATTTCAAACGGAACATTGTGAAAGCATCCGCACATTATTTCGTGGATGATGATTCAATCACACAATCGGTTCCGGATGATTATGTGGCATATTCGGTTGGCGGAAGCCGGTATTCTAACTATAAGACAACCGGCGGTGCTTCCATGTATGGAAAGGCAACCAATGCCAACACACTGAATATTGAATTGTGTGATGATGTACGGAATGGAAGCGTGTATCCATCCGCAGGGGTGATTGCAAATGCAATAGACCTGGTAAAAACAAAGATGGCGCAATATGGCATCCCGGCATCCAATGTGATCCGGCATTTTGATGTTACAGGCAAAGCATGCCCGGCATATTGGAGCGGAACGGCGGAAAAGAATGCATTGTGGCTTACGGAGTTTAAGAACAAACTTGGCGGAACCACACCGCAGAAAGTGGCAACACAGAATGCCGCATACTATCCGAGATACACCGGGAACTCCACAAGTATTGCAACGGCATTGAACGCAATCGGGGTGGATAATTCTTATCAGTACCGGAAAAAGATTGCGGTTGCCAATAACATTGTAGGATATGCAGGAACGGCGGCCCAAAATACAAGGCTTTTAAACTTATTGAAGGCCGGACAATTAAAGAAAGCATAATAGGCATCCTTAGGGGTGCCTTTTATATTGCCCGGAAGGTGGCATTTATACCTTCACAAATAATATGCCCTGCCGTATGGCATTAAAACTAGGCTTGCCCGTGGTGACACCACAATTAAAAACAAAGGCAAAGGAAAGGAAAGATATGGAGTTTTTAAAAGAAATCTTAGGAGAGGAACTTTTCAATCAGTTAGCGGAGAAAATCAACGCACACAATGGCAATGAGGAAAACAAGGACAATCAGATTAAGATTGGAAACCTTGGTTCCGGCGAATATGTAGGCAAAGGCAAATATGATGCCCTGAACGAACTGTTAAAAGGGAAGGAAACGGAACTTACAACCGCAAAT